TAGGCAGAACCTACGGCATAGGGGTTCGCCCCTATAACCCCGTTATTCATGGGTTGTAGGGCTACGCCCTACCTGGAAGCTTCTCAGCACCTGAAACGTTCTATCCTAAAAACCTATCGTGATAGTATGGAATACTGCGATGCGATCCAAGATAGACATCCCATATCTTTTGACTATATGAATCCAGAACCAGGGAAACGTACCGTGCATGCGTATGCGTTTGGAAAAACACGTGCAAATCATGATGCGATTCGTGCCTACTTGAAACGAGGCAAATCGTATTCTAAAGACGAACCACCCTGGAGACTCTATCGGTTAGACCGTATGCGTAACGTTCGCGTACATAAAAAGACATTTCGTAAACGACCTTACAACGGAGACAAAGCGTTACATATAGTGTGCGAAGCTTCTAGGTAGGGAGAAGCCCTACAACCCATTATGAGGGAGGTGCGGAACCGTAGGTTCTGCTAGGATACAGTCTTTGCTTTGAGGCTTTTTACCGTTTTGTTATGTCTTTTCATAAACGCACGTGATCTATGCCTAGTACGTTCCCATACCTTTTTTCTTAAGTAGCAAACAACCGACATTCGCACCGCACCCTCTTCCAACTTCATTGGTAAATTCGCATGCCATTGATGTACATCCATCAACAAAATGTCGCCTTCACGTACATCTACTCCAATTCCGTACTGAGGGAAACACGTTTCACCACCCGTGTAGTTGCCACGCTGGATAGTACAGAGGTTTCCGAATCCGTCTGGATCATCACCCTTATCTTTATGCAGCGATGTTTTAAAATTTTTATTTATTGTTACGGTACTGAATGAGGTATCCCCTATTTTGAAATGCGTTTCTTTCGCTTTCTTATACTGTTTCTCATAGTACTCCGGTAAATATTTCTTGTAAAGCCGATCTATTTGTTCAATAAAGGGAACCATTTTCGCAAATTCGTCTGGATGATCCGCTAAAAACGCCGTTTCGCGTACTTCTATCGGTGTCTTTATCCCCTTCTTTTTAAACAAAAATTTTTGTTTAGGTGACCACCGATCAAAGTAACCCGTAATGGTCGTTTGAATCTTTGGATTCTCCCGCGTATTCTTCGTGGTACTTCCCGATGCAGTGCCGCGATTCGTACTCGGATGTTTCTTCATGTAGTCGGCAATGATGTCATAAAAGTCTTGACCACCGGTTAACTTTTTTTTACGAAACAAGAGTAAGAGTTTCCCATCTTCTGTATAAACGGTTGCATCGTCACGTAGAATGGTGTCAATATCGGATGGTTTTATAAATGTATTTTCTAAACGCTTCATTTCTTCATCGGTTTTTTTCTTCGCTACTTTCATATCATAGGACTATATTTTCGCAATATCATAGTAACTCATGGTTGTAGTCACGCGCGGCTGTACGCGACTTACTGCAAAGAGGAATTGTTTACCCCTGCAGTGTTTTTCTATAAACGCAACGTAAGGTTCTGCATCCATCAACGTAAAGTCCGGCATGATACTCATGTGATGGGCGATAAAATCGTGATGCATCAATATCGCCGTAAGCACCACGTAGGCTAACACGTTGGTGTCTTCTTTGAAGTCGGATGGTTCAAAGAGCTGAGGATAGGTAAGACCCATGTGATGGAGAACGTTGACCATGTGGCGCACGGCATACTTTTTTTCGTGCTGGAGAAGGGTTTCCATGGCAGAACCTTTACAAGATGCGATGATGCAACAATTGAGAGTCCTTGCCCACATTTCACAGTAGGATTCATACAGGTTTACTTCCGAGTCTACCTTGAAGAGGTTCAAAATACGTTCTTGTAAAGCAGGTTCAAACAAGACCTTTTCAAAGTTCAAAAAGTGAAAGAATTCGTGAATGAGTACCTTGAACCATTCTTCTTTACGATACACGACGATTTTATCGGAAGAATAGCCCGTGTTTACGTTGGATGGTCCGAATACTTTACCTTTGGGGTAAAACTTTTTAGCCGACGTTAACAAAATATCGGCGTGAACTGGTTTCTTTGGTTGTAAAAGCCAAATCAACCGATCTACGTAGGAGAATAGTTCATCGGTGTTCTCCGTCGTGTAGTAAAAGGCAATGGTATGGTGTCCGACTTTATATTCAGTACAACGAGTAAGTTCTTTCACGTTTACTTCAGGAGGGCATGTGAAAAAACCGCTTACGGGTTTAGGGTAGGATTTTATCTTGGAAGGAGCGTAGGATGAAAGACGCTTCATGATTTCATTCATTACTAATAGAATATAAAATCAATTTGTGAAGTAGAACTAATGTCATACCAATCCCTTTACATTGGATATGCGCCCGTTTCTTGTACGACGGAAAGAATCAAAAAAGAATTTGATGCTTTCTTACAGTGTAACATTGTATCTAAAGTAGATGAGAGAATAAAAATAGACATGAAAGGTCACGAATATAAAATATTTTTTATTCATTTTGACTGGGTGAATCCACCATTGAAACAATTGTTTGAAGAAATTAATAAATATCAGCAGGCACGTGTCAAACGATGGACGGTCAAGTTCAATACACGTCTGAGAGATACACCGATACAATACACGCCGTTGGAATCCAAAGATGATGACTATTGGGTATCGTTAGCGAATTCGTTTGCGTGATTTGCGTCTACGTCTGCCACCTACTTTTATCAATTCATAACTCCATAAAATAGTTTCTTTTTTATCGCCATGTTCATCTATATAAGATGCAAGATATTTACTGCCATTCCTAAGTGATTCAATAAGTGTTAAAGGAGGGTGTTGTGGTATTGCCTCTAGTTTTACCACATCGCCTACTGCAAATGACGGTTTAGGTTCATAAGCTGCAGGCTCCTCTGCAGGTTCATCTGCAGGCATAGTGGCTAATATTTCAGGAAGACCTGCCATCATTTCAGGAAATTGTCTTACATAATCATCTATCCATTTACTAAATTCTGTCATGTCTGGTGATCTTACAGTTTCTATAGGAGCACGTCCGAGTTTACAAGGCAAATAAAATAAAAAATATTCAATTTTAAATTTATACGGTCCTAATTTAAATTGTAAATCATCTACTTTCATATTATAGACACGTTCATCACCCCATGAATTTTTAAATATAATTTCATTTTCATCTTTATCTATACCAACAATATGAACCGCATGACGTGCATGTTCTTCTTGAGAATATTTATCAAATAAAGCAACACAAATATAAAAACCTAAAGAAAGTATTTTTTCAATACTATCCAGAATACCCTCTTTAGCATATACCTCACTTTTGTAATAATGAATGCCTAACTCCCCTTTTGCATGTTTAACAATAGAAAGTATATGTTTTATTTCTTTTCTGTAGGTTGTATCTGGAATAATCATATTTTTCATATATGAATCAGCAATATCAATATCATAGATACTAAGTGCTTCTTTTGGTAGTTTTTTTCCTCGTCGGTTTAAATGAGTATCATACAATGAAAAAAAATAGTGAAACATTATAATTTTTAGAAAGCCATTTTGCGTACATTCTTCTGGAGTTAATGTTGTTAATTCAATATCTTTGGTATCTAAATAACGATTGCAGTTATTTGTATTATATACTCCTGGTTCAACAGGTAATGGATAGAATAATTCTACTACGTTTTTCAATAATAGTTTAGAGCATACATGATAAGCACAAGTATTTTCATCTCTTTGATTAGAAAAAAGTAATGTATTACGTCTCGTAAATGCCGCCATATTATTACACTTTAATATCCATACAACGAAATAACATTTTATGGTTTAGACCGGGATATTCTTTTGGATTCATCTTAATAATCTCTTGTACGAGAGGATGCATTTGTTTCATCGTAGTCACAAGAAGATATAAATGCTCTACATATTCATTCATGACTTCTTTTTGATCTAACAACCAAGTAGCCCGAATACATTTATCCAACGTCTCCATCGTTTCCTCATAACACGATTGGGACACTGATCCATTTTGCACACAGTGAACCATGAAAACGCTAAAGGCTCGGCGTTCATCGTTTTCTTTCTTTAGTCTACAATATTCATCATAGTCATCGGGTGAACATGTACGTACGGTATGAAACGACTCAATATAGAGCTTATACTGCGTTTGAAACACGTCTTGAAAGATGGGAGGAAGACGTTGAAACAAGGCCGCATACGTCTTTGAAAAAAAGACTTGTTTACAAAGGGACTGAAAAAAGATCGGTGCAAAGGCCGGTAATTCATCTGGATGTTGGGCTAGAATAGAACAAAGAAGGACACGTTTTTCTTCTTGATTTTCTTCCGTCATTTTGTTCAATTCACGTAAGCAATCTTTAATGTTCGTGGATTCTTGTACCATTGTAAAGGGTAACTCTGTTCCTAACTGTTTACATAACGCGTGAATTTTTTGTTTTACCTCTATAGGTAAACTGTACGTGGAACGAATGTCGGCAAATTGCGACAATGTATACATATCTTTACATCGGTGAACATGTTTAAATTAAAAACTTAAATACTTTGCTGGTTTGTTACTATGAAAGAATGGGATTCGTTCGGATTAGATCCAATGATATTGAGAGGCATTTATGCCAATGGTTTTGAATTTCCAAGTCCAATCCAAGAAAAGGCCATCCCAATCTTGTTGAAAGGAGGGGACGTGATCGCGCAAGCACAGTCCGGTACTGGCAAGACGGGTGCGTTTTGCATCTCCGCTCTACAGTTGTGTGATGCATCTAAGGGTCAGCAAATCTTGATTCTCTCACCAACGCGAGAGTTGGCCTCGCAAACGTACGAGGTGTTTCAAAAGTTGGCGACGTTTACGGAGATACGGTCTCAATTATTGATTGGCGGGACGTCCGTAGAGCAAGACATTCAAGAGATGCGAAAGCAGCCCCATGTGGTGATTGGCTGCCCTGGACGCGTAGTGGACTTTTTGTCGCGACGCGTACTATCGCCTGACATTTCTATTATCATTTTAGATGAAGCGGATGAGATTTTATCGCAAGGGTTTCAACCACAGTTGCAAACTATCTTTACATCCATCCATACGATCAACCAAGTGATTTTGTTTAGCGCGACTATTCCTGATTCCTTAAAGGAGATTACTTCCAAGATCATGCGAAATCCTGAAGAAATCTTGGTCAAGTCGGACATGCTTACCTTGGAAGGAATTGCTCAATTCTACGTTTCCTTTGAAAATGATAACGAGAAACTGGAAGCCCTGCAAGATCTTTTTGAAAGTATCTCCGTATCTCAATGCATGATTTATTGTAACTCGGTGAAGAGAGTGAGTAGCTTGTATTCGGCGATGAAGGAGGCTGGATATCCCGTATGCTGTATTCATAGTGAGATGGACAAGGTAGAGCGGAAGCAAACGTACCAGGAGTTCAAGCAGGGGAAGCATCGTGTGCTGATATCGTCCAATGTGATGGCGCGCGGAATAGATATTCAACAAATCAGTGTGGTCATTAATTTTGATTTGCCGCGTTGTGTGCATACGTACTTGCATCGTATTGGACGATCTGGACGATGGGGACGTAAGGGTCTAGGGATTAACTTTGTTACGAAGTATGATAAGGAGATGATGACAACGATTGAACAACATTATCAGACGGAAATCAAGGCTCTACCAAATTCTTTTCAAGACCTATTGTAATGGCTCTATCTTCTTACAGAAAGGCGCCAACCTTAAGAAGATTGGGTGCGACAGAAGGACTGCGCGCATTTCCTGTACATGATTTATCTCCTTTTGTTACGAATCAAGGTGATAAATTGACATGTGCTTATCATTCGTTTTCCAAATTAATCATAAAAAATATGATTTCTGTAGTCATTGATTTACACATGACAAGAGAAGAACAAGACGCCATGATGGAATGTATTACTGAATACCCTATTGATACAAGTGCAGAAATAGGAAATTATTCTGAAAAAACATGTGGCAAAAAAGGATATTGGAAAATTATTCTTTTTTATTATTTTTTTCAATATTTGGTTCGTAATGAAATAAGAGAGGTAGATGAAAAGGTAATGAGTTTAGTGACTACAATGCAAACAAGAGCTTCTGCAAAACTTCCTATAGGTCATGAAGATGATACATTTTATACAATGCGTAGTAAAATTACTACAAGAATTGAAGAGTTAGGTATACGATGGGAATCCATAAGTTTTAAATACAATGCAGGTTCCAAACTCCAAATTATTGGTTGGTTGAAACAATTATTAAGTCTTGGGTTATCTTCTGTATTGTCACTTCAAAATCCACGTGCCATTCATTCCGTATTCGTGTCGGAATATGATCGTGATACTTTTCATATTGAAAATTCATGGGGATCAATGACTGAGATAGTTTCTGAAAAAGATTTTCCAACCATTTCATTATTAGGGGAACGATGGAATTGTGAAATAATTACTTTCTTATGTCCTATTTTACCAGAGTTTGAAGGATTATTTACGTTTCGCACTGGATTTAAATCTATTGAGTGGCTAACACATTTTATGTCTATCTATCCAGAGTTATATGCAGAGTGGAAATCAAGACACACCGGAGGAAAACGTAGACGTACGAGGCGCAGATCACGTTACACGCGTTTCGTGCGCTTGCGGCAGTAGAACCGCTGAGGTCCACGCGTCGCCATACATTTATCGCTGGCACATTCATCTAAACGGAGGCCACGACAAGTACGTTTTCCTACGTGCTTTCTACAGTATGCTCTACGTTTCGCCGTTTGACTCGTCAAGTAACAATCGGGGTCTTCCAAACAATGAACATTTCCTTTACAGACCATATTCTATGTTTATATAAAAACATACAAAACTTAAAGATTTCAAGGATGTAGATACTAATGAATGTACTGACTTTGAAAACCGTACAAATATCACCCTTTCGTACGTTAATGACCGC